CAGTCGTATGACTGCGCGACCTCAGACAAGACGTACAACGATCCCTCTGGCTCCATTACTTTTGGCGTATTCAAGCCTATGGACGGCGGCATGTCTGTGATGGTGCTCGACTGCTGGAAGGCGCATCTACAATACCCAGACCTACGCCCCAAAGTCCTAGAAGAGTACGAGATCGTCTTTGGTGAGGGCAAGAGCCGCAAGCTAGTCGACTTGGTCCTAGTAGAAGACAAGAGCGCCGGTATAAGCTTGATACAGGACTTACAGCGAGCGCATATTCCTGTGATGGCGTATAACCCTGGCAAGGCTGACAAGCTCCAGCGGCTGTCGATTGTGGCCAACATCATCAGGGCTGGGCGCGTGTGGGTGCCTGAGTCAGGGGTGCGATCTGGCTATGTAAGGGATTGGGCAGAGGGCATGGTCACAGAGATTTGCTCCTTTCCTGAGGGAACGATGCATGACGAGTACGTGGACTGTATGAGCCAGGCATTGAGATATTTGAGGGATGCGGGATGGTTAAGTATTGATGCACCGCCGCGCGAAGAGATCGAGCAAGAAGACATCACTGACGCGGAAATCTTTAATTCAGCGGAGAGGGGAAATCCGTATGCTCAGTGACGAGGGAGTGATTGTCAGGCAAGGCGTCAAGGTTGTGATTGAGAGACTGCGCTTTGAGGTGTGCTTGCAAGAGCGCGTGGAGATCAACGAGCAGGAAGTCGTGAGAGCCTTGAGAGCATGGATCAAAGAGCAGAAACGGGCGTTAGACGAATTGGATAGGTGCGTAGGATAATCGGGCGATGAAAAGACCTAACACAGATCAGATGAAATATGCGCTTGCTATGGCAGGCGGTGGGCTTTACTCAGCCGTGGATCAGGCCGCGCAGAACATCAAGCGCAAGGAAGGCCCAGGTCAAGCGTTCATTAATGAGCTAATGAAGCAGCCAAATGTCAAAAAAGAAGAGCTAGAGGATCGCGGGCTAACTGCACTAGCACAGGCGCCTAAGATGACGCGTGAACAGATGCTGCAGAAACTACGGCATAAAGAACATCGCGCACCGCAAATACAAGAGCGAATCTTGAAGCATACTGAGCCTAACGAGGATGAGATAAAAGAGCTTGCAAATCAAATCTATGGCGCTAGTCAGGGGCAAGGAATAGGAAACCGTACCTCGTGGGCTGACGCCGTTCAAGCTGCGCGTGAATCATTATATGAACGCGATGCGCACGATCAGCCGCATTACTCAGAGTACACGCTACCCGGTGGAGAGAACTACCGTGAGATGCTGCTGCATCTTCCACGCGATCGCATGAATTCTTTGAACAACTTTAATTCTTCTCATTTTGGCGTACCTAACATCATAGCCCACATGCGGTTAAAAGATCGTACAGGGCCAAACAATGAGAAGCTGTTGCATCTTGAAGAGTTGCAATCGGATTGGCATCAGGCTGGTAAAAATAGAGGATATAGAAAAACAGACGCAGAAATAGCAGCAGAACAAGAAAAAAGTGATCAAGAATTTAGAAAAACACAAGCAACAAAATCGCAAAAACTCGCAGATGATTTTCAAAATATTAAACGCCAACTACGAGAAATTCCACATAAAATTGAAAATCAAGAACAAATAAAAATATTAAAACAATTAGAGCTACAAACATTACGAGAGCTAACTGCGCTCGATAATCAAGAACCACCTCAGTTAGAAAACATAGGCATACTCAACGGCCCATTCAAGAACAACTGGCATGAGATGGCGCTCAAGCATCTGATCAACCATGCAGCACAGAATGGCTATCAAGGTATTGTTGTTACGCCGGGGCAGGAACAAGCTGATAGATATAATTTAGAAAGACATATCGGAGCAATTCGTTATCAACCTAGTCATAAGTTATTGGAAGCATTCAATCCTGAAGGCGAATCAGTTTTAAGTAGAATTGCTGAACCTCATGAATTGCCGGATTACATAGGAAAAGATGTGGCTGATCGTTTGATCAAATCTGAGCCTAAACAAGGTGTACATAAATTATTGGGTTTAGATTTGCGTTCAGGTGGGGAGGGTATGCGCGAGTTCTACGACAAGAAATTACCCAACACACTTAACAAGCTTGGCAAGAAGTATGGCGCGCAGGTAGCAATCAACGGTCACGAGATGCCAATTGGGCCTCCGATATTTAATCCCGACACAGGGAATAAAGATATTTATAAGACTAAGCATGTTCACCACTTCCCTATCACGGAAGAGATGCGTCAAGACGTACTTAATCAAGGACAACCTATGTATGACCATGGTGGTATTGTTCATAAAGCAAGCGGTGGTACAACCCATTCAGTGACGCCCACGATGGCACAGATGCGCATGGCGCTGTTGCGCACTAACCCGCTTAACATACAAAGCTTTGGCGCTAACGAAGCGCCTGGCATGAATCCAAAGGCGTATGTGCCGCCTGATACACAACAGGGTGTTATGCCCCCGCCTGGTGGGGCTGACTTGCCCGCTGGAGGCATAGACACTGACCCAACGCAGGCCGGCCAGCAATTAATGCCTCAGCAACCACAGGGTGTCCCCCCCTCTCCTGCTGGAGCCGCTGGTCAGCCTGCCCCACAAGGGCTGCAAGGCCAAAGCAATCCCTTACAGCAGCCGCCTAGCAACATCTTACAGATGACGCCACAGGGGCAAGCTCTGAATGCGATTAAGCCTCCGCAGCCGCCTATGCCGGCACAGGGGATGAAGAAAGGCGGTGAGGTGCATCCTGATGTATGGACTATGCTGTATCACTTAATCATGCAAGGAAAACATAAATAATGGCTGATGACTTAGAGATAGACGAACAGGAAGACGGGTCTGCCATTGTTGACATGCCTGAGATGGAGACTGAAGAGCAGCCAGACGGCTCTGCGATCATCACCATTGAGGATGGCCCTGAGTTTAATCCTGAGTTCTATGACAACCTGGCTGACAGTATCGACCCCAGCCATTTGTCTGATCTGTCGCGCAGATACCTTGAGCTTTTAGAGACAGACAAGGAAGCGCGATCATTACGAGATAAGCAATATGAAGAAGGCATTAAGCGCACTGGCCTTGGCAATGATGCTCCTGGTGGGGCTACCTTCATGGGAGCTAGTAAGGTTGTACACCCTGCCATGGCTGAAGGATGCGTTGACTTTGCCGCAAGGGCAATCAAAGAGCTGTTTCCTCCGGACGGCCCCGTAAAGTCCAAGGTGCTGGGTAAGACCGACCAGATGAAGATGGACATAGCCAATCGCAAGGTTGACTTCTTAAACTGGCAGATCACTGAACAGATTGAAGAGTTTCGCGATGAGCAAGAACAGTTACTCACTCAGTTACCGCTTGGTGGCTCGCAGTATTTTAAGCTTTGGTTTGATGAAGAGAAGAAGCGTCCTACCGTTGAGTTCTTGCCGATTGACAGAGTTATCCTGCCCTTTGCCGCAACTAACTTCTACACGGCGCAGAGGGCGGCCGAAGTCCACGAAATAACGCAGTATGAGTTTGAGCGGCGCATCAGAGTCGGGATGTACCGTGACATTAGCTACATCAAAGCCACTGGAGTCATTGAGCAGAACAAAGTTGAGAAGGCCAATGACAAGGTTGAGGGCAAGCAGTTTGAAGACAACAAGGATGGGATACGCCGCGTCTATCACATCTACACTTGGCTAGAGCTTGAAGAAGACAAGAAGACGCACGGCAAGAACGCGCCGTACATCTTAATGATTGATGAGATCGACAACGAGGTTGTGGGTCTGTATAGGAACTGGGAAGAGCATGACAAGACGCGAACCAAGCTTGACTGGATTGTCGAGTTTAAATTCATTCCTTGGCGGGGTGCGTATGCTATTGGATTACCTCATCTCATCGGCGGTCTTTCCGCTGCTCTCACTGGCTCTCTACGGGCTTTGCTTGATTCTGCTCATATCAACAACGCTGCAACCATGCTTAAGCTCAAGGGTGCAAAGATGTCGGGTCAGAGCCAGCAGGTGGATGTCACCCAGATCGTAGAGATCGAGGGCGCGCCTGGAGTGCAAGACATCCGGCAGATCGCTATGCCAATGCCGTTCAATCCACCCTCTGCTGTCCTCTTTGAGCTTCTAGGCTGGCTTGATACCGCCGCCAAAGGGGTAGTGACCACCGCAGAGGAGAAAATTGCTGACGTGAGCGCTCAAGCCCCTGTAGGTACTACACAGGCGTTGATTGAGCAAGGTGCTGCGGTATTCTCGGCTATTCATGCGCGACTGCATGATAGTCAGGCTAGAGTCTTAAAGGTGCTGTGCCGATTGAATCGTTGGCACTTTGATGAGATGCAGCGTGGTGAGTCTGTTGCGGATCTTGAGATTGCGCGCGAAGACTTCTCACGGAACACAGACGTAGTGCCTGTCAGTGACCCCCATATCTTCTCTGAGACACAGAGAATGGCGCAGGGACAAGCTGTCTTACAGTTAGCCCAGCAGTTCCCTGATCAGTTTAACATCAGCCAGGTATTGGCACGACTCATGAAGCAGATGAAAGTGCCTAATATCAATGAATTACTGAAAGACACGCCCGCGCCTGAGCAGCGCACCTCAGCAGATGAGAACGCCGCGATGCTGTTAGGTCAGCCGGCTTATGCTTACTTGCAGCAAGATCACATTGCGCACATTCAGGATCACTTGCAGTTTGGCATGAATCCTTTCTTAGGCCAGTCGCCGTTTGCTGATCCTAGCTATCTCAATAACTTGATTGAGCATATCAAGCAGCACATGACGCTGTGGTATCTGAACCGCTCTAATGGATACGTTGAGAACCAGATGGGCAAGCCTGTCAGCAATTACGACGATCCAAAGCTGACCGGCGTATATGACAAGCTTTACACGACAGTGGGCGCTCACGTCATGTTGGATACCAACCAGGTCTTTGGTCAGTTCCAGCAAGCGTTGGGACAGCTCGTACAGATGGCGCATCAGCGCAATCAGTCACAACAGGTCTTGCCGCCTGATGCTCAGGTTGTGAAAGACACCAGTATGGCTGAGACGCAACGTAAGACACAGAAAGATCAAGTTGATGCGCAGTTGGATCAGGCTCGGATTCAGTCGGATATGCAGAAACACGTTTTGGATAACCAGACGAAGATTCAGATTGAGAACGCGAAGTTGACGCATGAGACGATCAAAGAAGTAGCACAACAACAGGCGCAACCTGTTATCCCGCCGGAGACGGCACAACCCCAAGGAGGTCAAGATGGCCAGTGACAAAGAGCAGCAAAGTATTGATGTGCCACAGCACAAGCGCATCGCGCAGGGTGCACCGTTAGACGGCACAAGCATGGGTGGAAAAGGCAAAGGCCAAAGTTCCACTACACCTAAACATCACAAAGGAGCGCTAGATCACGTCAAGAAAAAATGATTGAGTCATTGATTTATAAGGTAAAAATACGTCAAGCCGAGATTAAAGAGGCGCTTGCTAAAGGCGTTTTTAATTGGGAGGCGTATCAGAGGTTAGTCGGTGAGTATCAGGGCATGCAAGATGTCTTAGATATGATCGACAACATGTTGGAAGAGCAAAGAAACTTAGACTAATGCGCTGCAAAGTGCGACTAATGCACCTGAGATATGGTGTTGGAGAGACAAATGACATTGAAAGACCCTATCCCTACTATTGAGGGCCGCGCTGGAGTATCAGATCCTGATGAACTAGCGTGGGCTTTCCCCCAAGTTGAAGCTGGACAGACGCCATTTGGTGGGCGCGTCATTGTTCAGTTGCGCCGGATTAAGAAAAAAGCCGGTCTAATCATCATCGTTGACGAAACCAAAGAGAATGAGAAGTGGAACAACATGATCGGTAAGGTCGTGGCGATTGGACCGCTGGCATTTAAAAACAGAGACACTATGCAAAGCTGGCCTGAAGGCTCATGGGCTGAGATTGGCGACTTTGTTCGAGTTCCGCGATGGGGTGGAGACCGCTGGGAGCGCCCTATGGTGGGCGAAGACGGCGAAGATCCTGTGCTGTTTATGACGATTAACGACCATGAATTGATTGCAAAGATTACAGATGATCCTTTGTCCTTCAAGGCATACGTTTAAGGGGGAAATATGGCTGAAAATCAACAAGAATTAGACGTTTACGAAGCCCAAGATGGGTCTGCTACGGTTGAAATGCCGGAAGGCATGCTTGATTTCGATCAAGATAACGTGCAGCAAGAGCCCGTTGAGGCAAAAGATGAGGGTGGTGAGGCTAGTCAAGCAGATGACGACCATCCTGATGACGACGAAGAGCTCCGTGCGGCAAAAAGAAACCGCCGGCGCGCCAAAAAAGACCTAATCCGCAAGACAAACCAAGAGAAAGAGATTCGTTTCCAGCAGTTACAGCGGGAAAACGAAGCAATGCGTCAGGATATTGAGCTCCTGAAGCGCAGTACTAAGACAGAACAGATCACACGCTTAGAGAAAGGCATTGATGACGCTAATGTGCGTCTGGAATACGCCAAGATGAAGCTGGCAGAGGCTACCCAGAACCAAGATGGACAGGCGATGGTGGAAGCGCAGATGCTCTGGCAGTCAGCGCAAGATGAAGTTAAGACACTGGCACAGTTAAAGCGCAATCAAGAAGCAGAGTTAAACCGCCCACAGGCGCCCAAGGTCGATCCGCGCATGCAGAGACACCTGGCAAGCTTCTTAGAGAAGCATTCGTGGTATGACCCCAATATGCGCGATCCAGATAGTCGGTTGGCAAAGCGCATAGACGAGACATTGGCGGGTGAGGGCTACGATCCTACGCAGAATGAATACTGGGAAGAGTTTGATGCTCGTTTGCAAAAAGAATTGCCGCATCGTTACAATGACTCTAATGACGACGAATCCCGTGATGTCAGACGACCAAGGAATGTTGTGGGCAGTTCTGGACGTGAAGCTTCAGCGGCATATGGTGGTACCAACCGCACCCAATTCGTTTTATCGCCTGAGAGAGTAAAAGCGATGAAAGAGGCAGGTGCTTGGGACAATCCTGTACGCAAGAAGGCAATGATCGAGAACTTTGTGAAATTTGACCGTGAAAACGGTCGCCGCAATTAATCTAAGGGGAATACATCATGGAATCACGTTTAAAAAAATCTTTGAATGCAGGTGGTCGTGAGGATCGGTCAAACGAGGACGCGAGCCGCGCTGCACCAGAAGAGAAGTTCATTTCAACGCAGGAACGTCGCAAGATGTGGAGCGAGGAGTGGACGCAATCAGCATTGCCGAAGTTACCCAATATGGACGGGTGGCACCTTTGCTGGCTTTCGACAACCAACAGCTATGATTCAATTGATAAGAGAATCAGATTAGGCTACGTTCCCGTTAAATCGGATGAGTTACCTGATTTTGAGAATTATCGAGTAAAGTCTGGAGAGCATGTGGGTTATATCTCATGTAATGAGATGTTGTTGTTTAAGTTGCCGATGGATATTTACCAAGAAGTCATGACTGAGATGCATCACGACCAACCTCGTGAACAAGCGGAAAAGATCAAGATTCAACAGGAAAATCTCCAGGGCCGCGATAGCAACGGCAGACCGTTACTGATGGTGGAAGGCGAAGGGTTCGGCAACATTGAACAGCAACCATCTAAAATCCCGGTATTTTCCGGTTAAAGGAGCTTTATATGTCAGCATTTTCAGCTCCGTTTGGTTTGGTGCCTGCGTTCCATCCCTCTGGTCTGGATCGCGCTCAGGCGCTTACAAACGGTATTGCATCGGGCTACAGCTCGAACATCTTTAAAGGGCAGCCTGTATATTACGTCGCAGCCGCCGGCACAATTCAACCAGTTACCACTGCGGAAGCATGGTCTGGTGCATTTGCTGGATGCCAGTGGACTGATACAACAGGTCGTTTCCGTGTTTCTAACTATTGGCCTGCTAACACTGCATACATCAATGATGGAAATATGCGCGCGTATTTCTACAATGATCAAAACATTGTGTATGAAATTCAAGCAGATGGTTCAATTGCACAGATACAGTTAGGCGGTGAGTTCAACTTCACCAACTTTGGTGCAGGTTCATCCACCACTGGTTTGTCGCAATGCACGTTAGGCGCTGGTACACAAGTTACTGCAGGTTCTGGTCAAGGCCAGATGCGTGTTGTTGACTTGGGTCAAGAAGTGAATAACGCATGGGGTGATGCATACACGATCGTTCGTGTTGTGAATTGCCAGTCTCAATTCTTCGGCAGCGTTACGTCGATCTAATAGGAGGGACTGACAAATGGCAGCTCCAATGAGAAGTACGGACTTCCGGTCCATCGTAGAACCAATTCTTAACGAGTGTT